GTACACGGGGCCGAGGCCGGACAGGCCGGTGGTGAACGGGCGGGCGGTGGTGACGGCGGAGGAACTGGCGGATTTCCGGCGGCTGTTCGGGGCCGATAAGACGCTGCGAGATTTGCTGAATGCTGACAGGGCGCTGGTGCGGCCTGGGACGCCGTCGGCGATGAACCCCCGGGCGCGTGAGATGCAGGGGGCGAACGTGGCGCCGGGAATGCCTGGGATGATCCCGGGTGGTGGCGCGGGGCCGGCGGCGCAGGGTCGGATTCCGGGTGAGGTTGAGCGGAATGTGATGAATGCGCTGATGGCTCTGGGCCCGATGATGGGCGGGGCGCCGCGGGCGGCGAATGCGATGGCGGCGATGCCGCAGGGCGTGTCGGCGGCGCGAGTGATCCGCGATCCGCGGACGGGGCTGTCGATGCAGTTGCCGCGGCCTGCGGAGGTGTATTTGCAGGGTGCGCCGACGATGATGCGGGCGGCGCCGCGGCCGCTGCCGGGTGTGACGCGCTGATGCAGAAGCCGATATACACCGCGACCGAGGAGCAGGCGCTGATGACGCGCCTGTGGGAACCGCGTATCCGGGACGACCCCGAGGCGTTTGTGTTGCTGGCGTTCCCGTGGGGGCAGCCAAACACGCCGCTGGCGGCGTTTGACGGGCCGCGGCGGTGGCAGCGGCGGGTTTTGCGGATGATGAGAGATCACATCGGGGCGAACCGTGGGCAGGTGGAGATGGACACCCTGCGGGCGGCTGTTTCCAGCGGGCGCGGGATTGGGAAGTCGGCGCTGGTGAGTTGGCTGATTCTGTGGATGCTCTCGACGCGGATCGGCAGCACGGTGATGGTCAGCGCAAACAGCGAGGCGCAGTTGCGCGGCGTGACCTGGGGCGAGTTGACGAAGTGGTCAGCGATGCTGATCAACAGTCACTGGTGGGAAATCAGCGCGACGAAGCTCATGCCGGCGCAGCGGCTCACGCAGATCGTTGAGCGTGATTTAAAGAAAGGCACCCGGTACTGGGCGGCCGAGGGCCGACTGTGGAGCGAGGAGAACCCGGACGCGTATGCCGGCACGCACAACATGGACGGGATGATGCTGATCTTTGACGAAGCGTCGGGCATTCCGGATCCGATCTGGGCGGTGGGCGCGGGGTTTTTCACGGAGAACATCCTCGACAGGTACTGGTTGGCTTTTTCGAACCCGCGTCGCAATGAAGGGTATTTTTTCGAGTGCTTCCACGCCAAGCGGGATTTCTGGAAGAACATCCAGATCGACGCCCGCAGCGTCGAGGGCACCGACCAGCGGGTGTACCAGCAGATCATCGATGAGTACGGCGAGGACTCCCGCGAAGCCCGCGTTGAGGTGTACGGGGAGTTCCCCGCTGCCGGCGAAGACCAGTTCATCGCGCCGCGTTTGGTGGACGACGCGGTAAAGCGGGCGGCGTACAAAGACCCGACCGCACCGATTGTGCTGGGCGTGGACCCCGCGCGCAGTGGCGCAGACGCGACCGTGATCGTGGCCCGTCAGGGGCGTGATCTGGTGGCGATTCGGCGGTATCGGGGCGATGACACGATGACCGTGGTGGGACACGTAATCGACGCCATCGAGGAATTCCGGCCTGCGCTGACGGTGATTGACGAGGGCGGGCTGGGATACGGGATTCTGGACCGCCTGACAGAGCAGCGGTTCAAGGTCAGGGGCGTGAATTTCGGCTGGAAAGCCAAGGCCAGCGTGATGTGGGGCAACAAGCGCGCCGAACTGTGGGGCGCGATGCGCGACTGGCTGAAATCGGCGCACGTACCGGCTGACCGGCAGTTGAAAGCCGACCTGACGGGGCCGAAGACGAAGCCTGACAGCAGTGGAACGGTGTACCTAGAGTCGAAGAAGGACATGAAATCGCGCGGCTTGGCGTCGCCGGACGCCGCTGACGCGCTGGCATGCACGTTTGCGTTCCCGCTGGCGCACAGGGAGTACAATGCCAAGGAGCAGCGCCGTTCGATCAGTGATCGCGGCGTGGTTTCGGCGGGTTGGATGGCTCACTAAGGGCCTCCGGGAGCGGTGATGGCGAAGAAATCCGTGTCTCTGAGCGTCGGCCGGGGCGAAAAACTGCCCACCGAGCGCGGCGCGGGCCTGACGGCCAAGGGACGCGAGCGCTATAACCGCGAAACGGGGTCGAATCTGAAGGCGCCTGCGCCGAGTCCGAAGACTGAGGCGGACGCCGCGCGTAAAAAGTCGTTTTGCTCAAGAATGTCTGGCGTAGCTGCGAAGGCCAAGGACGGCGAGCGGGCCAAGGCCGCCATGAAACGCTGGAAGTGCTGACCATGCCGCAGAAAAAACCCGGCGACCCCGGCCTCTACGCTGCAATCCACGCCAAGCGCGAGCGCATCGCTGCCGGCAGCGGCGAACGCATGCGCAAACCGGGCTCGGCGGGTGCGCCGACGGCCAAGGCGTTTCGTGAGTCGGCCAAGACGGCAAAGAAAAAATGAAGTTTACTCTGTAAACCCGTGCGGCGTGTGTTTTTTATGCTCAAGCGAATGACAATTTGGGCACAAAACCTCAAGATTGCCGGGGTCGTTGTTTTTGCGATTTCGATCTTTGTGATGCACGCCAAGAATTTCTGGATGTTTGTCATATCCGCATCGCTCGCACGCTTTAATCAAATCGCGCCGCTCCATAGTTTTTCTCACAGTGGCAAATGTTGGTTTCCACAATTCTTTTGCGGCTTTATTAACGCATTTTTTGGAACAATATTTGCGTTTGTGCGACGGAGAATCCAAAAATTGCGTTTTGCAATGAGCGCAAGTGTACTGAACGGTGCCTTTTTCAGACATCGCCTTGTTGTAGCAAGTTGGCGAGCAATATTTGGCTTTATTGGCTCTGCTGGCAATGTGCGTAAAATTTTTAAAACAAACTGCGCATGTTGATTCTAGTTGCTGTCTTGAGCCAAGCGCCAAACAACGACGGCTGCAGTACGTCGCGGTGTCTTTGCGGTACTCCGGAACAGAAAACGTTGTGCTACAGTGCTTGCACTGCTTTTCGTAGCGAACGCGGGAGCGAGTCATGCCGTTAGTCAAGTCGGCCTCCAAAGAAGCGTTTAGAAAAAACGTTGCTGCTGAGGCCAAGTATAAACCAGCCAAACAGGCTGTCGCCATCGCGTACAGCGTCAAACGCGAGGCGCAAAAGCCCGCGCCTGCGAAGAAGAAGTAATGGCCTCGTACAACCGCACCTCCGACCCCACCGGCATTGCCGGGGCCCGCGTGGCTGCTGCTGGCGGCAAGCAGGACGCGGATTTTCTGGCCGAGATGCGTCAGCGCATGACAATGGCGCAGGCTGCGGTGTCGAATTCCCGACAGAACGAGCTGGACGATCTGAAGTTCTACGCCGGCAGTTCGGACAATTCGTGGCAGTGGCCGCAGGATGTGCTGGCTACTCGCGGCAGTGTGCAGGGCCAGACGATCAATGCCAGGCCGTGTTTGACGATCAACAAGCTGCCGCAGCACGTCAAGTCGGTCACCAACGACCAGCGCCAGAACCGCCCCAGCGGCAAGGTCATTCCTGCGGACGACAAGGCCGATCCGGAAGTCGCGGAGATCTTCGACGGCATCGTGCGGCACATTGAGTACATGTCCGACGCGGACGTTGCCTACGACACGGCTTGCGAGAACCAGGTAACGTTCGGCGAGGGCTACATTCGCATCCTGACGGAGTATTGCGACCCCGACACGTTTGACCAAGACATCCGCATCGGGCGCATTCGCAACTCGTTCAGCGTGTACATGGACCCGCTGATCCAAGATCCGTGCGGTGCTGATGCGCAGTTCTGCTTCATCACGCAAGACCTGACAAAGAAAGAGTACGAACGCCTGTACCCCAAGGCCGCGCCGGTTTCGACCCTACTGTCGTACAGCGTGGGCGACTCAACGTCGGGGTACTGGCTGAACGAAAACATGGTGCGGATCGCGGAGTACTTCTACATCGAGAAGGAGCTCAAGACGCTGCACCTGTACCCCGGTGGCATGACGGCGTTTGAAGACTCGCCAGAGGACCGGCAAATGCGTGCTATGGGCTTGATGCCCCTGCGCAGCCGGCAGGCCGAGCAACAGCGCGTGAAGTGGTGCAAGACCAACGGGTACGAGATCCTCGAGGAGCGCGACTGGGCCGGCAAGTGGATTCCAGTGGTGCGCGTGATCGGCAACGAGTTTGAGGTTGACGGCGAGATCCATATCAGCGGTTTGGTGCGCAATGCCAAGGACGCCCAGCGCATGTACAACTATTGGGTGTCGCAGGAAGCCGAAATGCTGGCTCTGGCGCCCAAAGCACCCTTCATTGGCTACGGTGGCCAGTTTGAAGGGTACGAGATGCAGTGGAAGACGGCCAACACGAACAATTGGCCGTACCTAGAGGTCAATCCCGACGTTACGGACGGCGCTGGGGCGGTCCTGCCGCTTCCGCAGCGTGCCCCACCACCTTTGGCCCAGACCGGCCTCATACAGGCTAAATTGGGCGCTGCTGACGACATTAAGGGCACTAC